CGCTCAGTTCCACCGCCATCGTGTCGTCCTCGAGGCTGCAGTTCTCGTGCTCCGCCTCGTCCCACGGATCCACGAACGAAAAGCTCCCCGCCCGGCCCTGCACCGACCCGAAGAACTCCTGCAGCGTTTGCAGTTCCGCTTCGTCCAGCTTGTCCAGCCGGATCACCCACCGCCGCACCGCCGACCCGCGCTCCCGGTACCGCTGCTCGCTCCCCTCCAGAAACCGGAACACCCGCGTGGCGTACTCCACGCTCCGGCTCGCCGGATACTGCGCCACCGCTCCCGTCTTCAACCTCGGAAACGCCCCCATGCGGTCCTTTTGCCTTCTCTACAACTCACTCACCACATCATTCAGCGCGTGCGAGTTCAGCATTGCCTCCCGCACCGCCTGCGCGATCTCTGCACTGTGGTCCAGAAACGACCGGCTGTCGAGGGCCTGCACCTGCACCGTGATCTGCGGCGCCGGCCGCGGCGCTGTCCCCCGGCGCGCGTACTGTTCCAGCTCCCATGCGTACGCCTCGCCCCCCTCGGCCCGCGACACTTCGCCCTCCAAATGCACCGCCGGCGGCGGCAGATACGCCTCTAGCGGCGGAGGCTCTTCCTGCTTGCCCCCGCCGAACAGCCCGATCACGCCCGAAACCAGCGGCATCATCTTCAGCGCGTTGCTCAAGACCTTCTGCGCCGTCTTCCCTGCCGTCGAAGACCCCTCCGCGGACACCTGAGTCACCGTGTTCTGCAACACCGCCTGCGTATTCTCGGCCACCGCCGTCGCCTGCGTCTGGCTTGCCGCCTGCAACTGCCCCAGCTCCGCCACGAACTGGCTCATGTCCCGCGCCAGCCCGCCTTCCAGCCCCGCCGCCACTTCGCGCCTCAGGCCCGCGGCGCTCGCCTCGCCTCTCACGCCCGCCAGCAGCTTCTCAAGATCTTTCTCGTTCATGGTTTGCTTCCGCCGCCACTTCCCGCTCCAGCAGCAGGAACGCCTGCACCTGCCGCGCGCTCATGTCCTCACCCGGCCGTCCTCCCAGCCTCTTCCACGTCTGGAAGGCCTCCAGCCACGCCAGGCTCTCCGCCGTGATCAGTGACCTCGGGCAGGCCTCCGCGGACACGCCCCTCCGCGCCCACACCACCCGGCGCGGCGTCGCCTCCGCTCCCGGCAGCCACCCGCAGCGCCGCCGCATTTCCAGACCTTGCTTCCGGCAGTCGTCGCACTTCCATCCGGCCTGGTTGGCAAACTGAAAATGGAAGGCGACCCTCAGTTTTTTAGCTCTTCCTCGTCCAGACCGGCCTCCGCCCTGACCGCCGAGAGCACCTCCCGGCACAGCGGCTCCGGCCCGGCCTCCACGAGCAGCTCCGGCGTGGCTGCCTGGCCGTCCACCTCCAGCCCTTCCACGCCGGCTAGTCCCCACAACAGGTACAGCCGGTCGATCTCGCCCGCCAGCAGCGTGGCTTCGATCTTCTCCCGCGGGTCGTTCCCCGCCGCCAGAAACTCCGCTCGCGCGGCCAGCTCCCGCACCCGCCGCAGCAGCTCCAGCCGCCGCCCGAACGACATCCGGTAGACGCTGAACCGCACCCCCGGATGACTTTTCGACTCCCGTCTCACCGTGCTCTGGTATTCCATGCCCTCTATCCGAATGCGATGTAGATCTCGTCGTCCACCGTCCCCTGCGCCTGGCAGTCCGTGAACCGCCACTCCAGCCGCCGGTCGCGGTCGTCGAATTCCGGCACCTCCGGCGCCACGCTTTTCAGGTACACCCCGAAAAGCTGCCCCGACTGCTGGCCCAGCTGGAACATCACCGCCACCGGCGACTGCTGCCGCGCCGCCTGGTACAACGCCTTCGTCGCCGCGTCGTCCAGTTCGTACAGTTGCAGGTCCAGCAGCACTTTACGCCGCCCCGGCGAGATGGCGTGCGGCGCCGGAACCTTGCACCCGAACTCCCGGTCCCGCGTGTCCAGGTCGTTGTCGATCACCAGTTCCGCCCCCGTCACCGTGTAGAACAGGTCCGGCGTGTTCCCTAGCCACGCCTCCCCCAGGTGCCCCGGGATGATCGAGTAGTCGAACTGTTCCCCCGCCGGCTCCGTCGGGAATTCCGTCAACTCGCCCTGCCCCGCCGCGAAGCTGGCGTTGTCCACGATGTCCTTGGCCGGCCCGCTGAACTCGAATTCGTGATAGTCCCCGTTCAGCGCCACCCGCATCCGGCCCACTCCCGCGCCGCTCAAGATCCGTTGCACCGCCGTCGCCGGGCTCCAGTAGTCGAAGATGCTCACGCTCCCCAGCTCCGTCCGCGGCCCGTAGGTCACCGTTTTCCCGATCGGCGAGCCCGCCGAGACCGCCAGCGTGAACGGCGCGTTCAGCTCCACGCTCACGTTGCTGACCAGCGACACCACGAACCGGATCTCCGCCCCGAACGTCACCGCCTGGCCCACGCCGAGCCCGTGCGCCGCCGAGAAGTTCAGGATCTTCCCGCTCGAGCCCTCTCCTCCCGTCCCTCCGTTGAAGAACACCGGCGTCCCTCCCAGGCCCGCCTCGAAGAACGGCCCATAGCTGGGCGGGTCGCTGTCTTGCGCCCAGGCCGTCATGTAGCTCTTCAGCTCCCAGGTGGTCCGCTTCCTCAGCCCCCACGGAATCCCAGGAAACGTCCGGCTCCCGGTCTTGTCCCGCCGCTCCGGCCGCTCCAGCCGCTGCCGCGCCACCAGCTTCACCGCCGGAACCCGGTTCGCCGCCACCACCGCCGGCACGTGCCCGTAGTCCTGCTCCAGCCCCACGTACAGCCGGTTCGCACTCGATAGAACGTACGCCATACTCGTCTACGCTCCTTACCCCCCTACTTGTGGCGCAGGCTTAGGTAGGCCTCTCCTTTGCCTTTTGCCTTCCCCACCGCCCTCACGCGCTCGCCTCCACCTCGAACTGCACCCGCGCGATCTGCAAGAAATGCTTCCCGCCCCGCTTGATGGAACCGAACTCCACTTTGTAGCCCCCCGCGTAGTACATCCCCGTCGCCCACTCCCCGCGGTGCGCGTCCAGCACGTCCGTCACCGCGCTCGCGTAGGCCTGCAACTCCCGCGAGACGCCCTCCAGCCGGTCGCTCGATACCCGCACTTCCACCGCCATGAAGACCTTGCCGGAAAACGTCCGGAACTTCTCCTTCAGCAGGTTCGCCACGCCTTCGCAGTAGACGTACACCGCCGGGTACTTCACTCCGGCGCTCTTCTCCGCCAGCTCGAAGCCGACGTTCTGCCCCACCACCTGCTCGACGCCGATCTGCGCCAGTTCCAGCCGCTCCCGCTGCGCCGCCGCCGGCACCGCGTACGGCAGCCCCGTGGGCGCCGTCAGCAGTTGTATTACCGCACTCGTTGCCGTGCTGCCTACCGTCGCCACGCCCTACCCCCTTCTGAAGGTTCCGCTCGCCCGCAGGTAGCTCTGCGGCGCCTGGCCGTTCCCCGGCGCCCGGCCCCGCTTCAGGCCCGACGCCGGCGCCGTCCACGTCTGCCCCACCGGCAGTGGAACGTCGCTTTGCAGCGTCACCTCGTTGATCGAGAGCCCCGCGTACACGTTCCAGTCCCGCGCGTTCGCCGGCGGGTTCACCGCCTCCGCCACCAGCAGCGTGCTGGCCGGCGTGGCCAGCACCGCCAAGTCGCTCGGATTGCCCTCCTCGCCCCCGGCGCTCACCCATGCCACCCGCGCGTAGTACGTCGCCCCCGGCAGCGGTCCCGCCACGCTGCTCAGCCCCGGCCGGTCCGCCTGCACCACCGGGTCGCCCACCACTCCCACGCCGATCCGGTACAGCGACCCCGCCGCCCACTTCGCCAGCCGGTCGTACTCCTTCCACTTCCCCTGGTACCGATCGTTCAACTGGCTGTTGTAGGCGTCCCGGTGTACCAGCGCCAGCGTGTGGAAGACGTGCCACTTCTTCAGCGGCTCCGTCACCACGATGTTCTTGAGCCCGAGCGCCGGCCACACCATGCCGCTCCACTCCGACCCGCCCTGCTCCACCAGGAACGCCGACAGCTCGATGCCGATCTCCTGCCGCGCCAGGATCAGCTTCACCGTCAGGTCGATCCGCTCCGTCCGCGCCACCTCCAGCAGCGAGCTCTCGTACGCCAGCAGCTCGTCGATGCTCGAGAGGGTGCCGTCTGTGAATAGTGCCATGGCTTGTCTCCCCGGGCTGGTCCGCCTGTTACGACCGTGCCGGCCGCGACGCCGTCTTGAGCGCCTTCAGTTCGCTGTCCGACACCACCGCGATCTGGATGCGGTTGGCCGTCGCCGCCTGATCCGCCGCGCGCTTGGCCTCCGCCGCTTGCTCGCGGCATTCCGCGCTCTCCTCCGCCGTCGCCAGCCGCGCTTTGCCCTCCACGATCAGCCGCGCCGCCAGCCCCCGCGACACCTCCGTCCGCACGCCCGCCCGCCCGCCGTCCGGCGTCTCCAGGCTCACCACCACCACGTGCGCTTCGGCGATGCTCGCTTCCGTTTGCTTCAGCTTTTGAAAGAAAATCTTCAGGTCCATATCCCGTCCACGCGCCCTCCCCGGCTGTCAGCCACCAGTCTCCAGCCCCGCTCCGGAGCCTTCCCCTGATGGCTGACCTCCCGGAGTGAGCCTAGCTCTTCACCGCCACGCCGAAGGCGTTCCGCAGCACCGCCACACCGTACAGCACGTCCACCGTGAACTGCTGCGCCAGCGTGTTGGGCTGGTAGCTCATCACCACGCGCATCCCGAAGTTGCCCAGTTCCGCGTAGTCCGCGATCGCTCCCGTCCCCGGCAGCGGCTGCGGCAGCCTCCGCACCACCAGTCCGATGGCGCTTCGCGCGAACGCCACGTTGTGCGTCGTCACCGGCGAGCTGCCCGTCTTGGCCACGAACTGCGACCGGAACACGAAGAAGTCCTTGATCTTCCCCACCGTGCCCTCGACCAGCGCCCGCAGACCGGCTTCGCCCGCGGTCTGGAACTCGCTGAACCGCGGGATCTGCCGCAACGCCGAATACGTGCTGGCGTCCACCACCAGGTGCTTCGGCTCGCTGGCCGGCACCTTGGCCTGGAACAGCACCGTCTCCGCCGCGTCGATCACCGCCTCCGTGACCGCCGTCCCCGGCGTCCCCACCGGAGAGTTGGCCGTGAAGCTGGCGTACAGGTTCAGCAGGTCGCTCTCGATCCTCTCCGCCAGGGCCACCACTGCCGGCTGCATGTACAGCCTCAGCAGGTCCGGAACCGCCAGGACCTTGGTCACGTCCGGAACCTGGAAAGTCGCCTCGGCGTGCGTGTTCAGAACGATCTGCGCGTTCCCCAGGCTGGGGTTCTGCGTCTGAACCGTCCCGCCTTCGGCGAGGTTGTTGGCCACCAGAGTCGCAGGGATCGGTACGTTCACCGTGTCCCCCGCCTGGGCCAGGGTTGGCTCGAAATCGCGATTGACCAGGTTGCCCATGACGAGGTTTCCCATCAGGGCCGGCAGTGCGTCTGCCGCTACCAGCTTGACAATCGCGTTCGCCACATTTGCTGCCGTAATTGCTGGCATCTGTCTTCTCCTCTTGGTTTAACCACCCACGTGAACCGTGGCATGGATCTCTCTTCGTGGGGCGGCCTCTCAGCCCCGCCGCTTTACGCCCCTCGCAGCGTCTGCGACGCCACCCGCACGATTTCCTGCCGGATTCGCTCCGCTTCCTCGGCGCTCATCCCCGGCTTGATCTTCTCCAGGTCCACGCTGCCCCCCCCCGGCGCGGCGGCCCGCTGGCCCGTCGTCACTCCCGAACCCCCCGGTATCCGCGCCGGCAGGAACTCCGGGTTCTCCCGCACGAACTGCCCCACGTAGTCCTTCAGTGCGGTCTCGCCCTGTTCCCCGCGCGCCACCAGCCGCCCGTCCGCGGTGCGGTAGACCTCGTCCTTCACCGCTTTGAACGCCAGGTCCACCTTCACCACCCCATGCTTTTGCAGCTCCGCCCGGATGCTGGCGTTGCGGTCCGCTTCCTCGGCCTGCTGCCGGCTCCGCTTGTTCTCCTCCACTAGTTCGTTGACCCGCCGCTCGAGTTGCTCCCGCCGCTTCCGCTCCTCCAGCAGCTCCGCCTGGTAGGCCGGCTCGTTCTTCGATTGCTCCCGCTTGAGGAACTCCTCGATGGTTTCGCGGATCAAACTGCGCACCCCCGCGCCCGTCGTCTCCGCCGTCTGCGTCTTGTTCTCCTCCATAGCCTTTCCTGCGTCCCTCACTGGTTGAATGACTCCTCGATCTCCCTGGCGATCTGGTCCTTGACCTGCTGCCTGACGTCGCACAGGTACTTGGCCGCCAGTTTCTTGTAGACCTGCTGCCGCAGCGTCTGCGACTCGATCCCCAGCTCCAGCAGCTTCCGCACGTCCTCCAGTTCCGCGCTGAAGTCCCCGATGTCGAACTCGTCCAGCCCCAAAACGTCGATCACCAGATCGTCCTGCCGCGCCGCCGCGATCGCCCGCAACATCCGCTTCAGGGCGTCCTTCACCGCGTCTCCGTACGCCCGCAGCACCTCCTGCGTCACCGTGTAGTCCCGCTGCTTGCTCAGCCCCGACACCGGCGCCCCCACCGACAGGCCCCCGCCCGCCTGCGTCAGCAGGTAGCACACCCGGTAGATCTCGTCCTTCAGCCGCACCAGGTTCTCCGCCGCGATCTGGTAGACCTTCCCCTCCGGCTCCGTCCACCCGAACCGGTCCTCCGGGCCCAACTGGATGTAGTAGGCCTCCCCCACGATCTGCTTCCAGTCCCGGTCCGTGTACACCACCGGCATGGCGAACAGGCCCATGGTCAGCGCCCAGCCCAGCGCGTTCGACTTGTTGAAGTGCTCCAGTTGCACCAGCGCCGCCTTGTTCATCAGCCACAGGCCCTCGCTCACCTTCAGCGGGAACAGCGGCACCTGCCGCTGCGCGGCGAGCCCATGCCGCCCGGCGTCCACCAACTGCGGCTTCTCCAACTGCTTCTTGCCCTCCATCCGCCGCCAGATCTTGAACTCTTCCTTGTCGTAGTAGAGCCAGCGCGTCTCCCGCACCGGCGCCTCGCCCCACCGCTCCCGCTTCAGCGCCGACGTCCGCAGCACCACCCACTCGTAGTTGCCCCGCTCGTCGAAGCTCCAGTCGATGACCTCTTCCGGCGCGTACGCCTGCAAGTACGCCCGCGACGCCCCCCGCGCTTCCTCTTCGGCCCGCGTCGCCGCCGGCTCCTTCTGCCGCGGGAAGTCCACCAGCGTGAACCCGCACCCGCTCACCAGCGCCTCTACTAACTGCCGCCGGAAAAATTCCGCCAGCGGCGTCCCCCGCCGGTCGCAGTCCTCGGTCAGCGCCCCGAAGAACGCGCGGCCCACCTCGTCACTCCCCTCGAAGCTCAGCACCGGCTCCCGCCGCAACAGCGTCGCCCCGTACCAGTCGATAATCGACCCGATGTAGTTCTCGTAGAACGCCCGGCTCAGCCGCTCCGCATACACGTCCCCCGGCTCCTTCTGCCGCCGCGTCAGGTACTCGGAGGCCCGCGCCCGCAACAGCTCTCCGCCCGCGTACAGGTCGCGATACTTCCGCCACATGGCCTTGCTGGCGGCGTATTCGGGATGTTCGTGATCTATCTCCGGCATGCTCGTCCTGTCCTCACATCAGCCTTACGGCCTGCTCTCCCGCCGGCGCCTGCGTCCGGCACTCCTGCC